GTTATAAACAAACTTTTTATAACTTATTTTTAATCTTTTTTTAAAATAATTTCTAACTGCTTGTAAATCAAACTATCTTACTGCATATTTACCGTAGTTCGGTCTGGCTAATTTATCATATAAACCGTAACGGATTGCATCAATCGTGTGATTAAACATATCGACTGGCACGTTTAATATATTTCCGTTCTTGTCTTCTTGCCATTTATAGTTTCTAAATTCCTTTATCATATTAACTGAATCCTTTGTAACAAATAGCTGGTATCGTTTCATCATATCAATTCCGATGTTAACCGATCCTTGCCCTTTTGTAGCTGGTTTAATATTCCAACCCATACGATATAACTCCTCAATACTTTTTGGCTCTGCTGAATCTGCAAATACTTCTTTGCGTTCTATTTCATTAAACTTTAGCTTTTCGTCTATATCTCTATTTGTTAGTCCTGTTTGGTATAATAACTCTTTTAAATAAATGTTATCGCCTTGCTGATAGATAGCCACCAATGTAGTTGGATCATTCGTAAAGCCAAAGTCCATTCCATAACTTAAAAACTTTGCTTCTGGTGGTATTGCGTTACATTCGTTTATACGGAATATTAAGGCCTGTGATGAACCGATTTGACCTAAACCATATATTTTCCAATAGTTGTCATCAATGTTCTTTAATCGCTCTATTTCGGCTACTATTTCTTTTGATAGGAATAAGTTATCTTTATAGGTTGTGATGTAAAAGTCGGCATCGTCCCGGGGCTTTATCTTATCGTAAATGAAATGAAATTCATCACTTGGGTTGTAGTCCAGGATTGCCTTTTCAGTTGTTCTAAATATTAACTGCTGCCAATCTTCGAAGTATAACTCATTAGCTTCATTGATATATAAAACATCACGTTTGCGACCTCTTACTTTTTGTGGCTGATCTAAACTTATAAACTCAAATAGGTTGCCTTCTAACTTGTATTCTGAATTGCTTTTATTATGGTCTGCTTCTTCATACATATCATAATGTCGTAGTATATCGAAAAAGTCTCGCATTGAACTTGCCCGAAGTGAAGGATATGTCTTTCTGCAAATGGTTATTGTTTTGCCTTTGTTCTTTAAAGCATAACCAAATATTAACCACATTAAAATATTATAGGTTTTACCGCTTCTGGTTCCTCCTTGCTCTATTGTTATTCTCTTTGTTGAATTATCTAAATGCTCAAATACTTTATTCGTTTGTATCTTCATCTTTTGGCTTTAGTATTTCTACTTCAAACTTTCGCACCTGATGGCTGTTTTCACTTTCTACAAATTGCATCGATAATTTCTTTCGGTCTTCGTCTTCGCATAATACTTTGAATGCTGATATTTGTAAAGTAGCATTGTCTGAACCTACCCACTTGTTTAGCATATAAGATACTGCTTTGCTTTTATTCTTTGATATTGCTTCTTTAATACTCTCCGATTTATCCAATTCTAAATTATAAAATTGTGAGTGTTGTAAGTCAGTATAGTGTTGAAAAATATGATTTATTTTCATTACTTTATTCTTTACTATTATATCTGTTATTTCTTTTTCGTGTTGCTCTTTTGTCTTTCCCATTTGGTTATATTAATTATTTTTTTATCTTTGCTCTTATAAATGCGATATTAGTGTAATGGTTGCACGTTTAACATTCCAGTTAAGAAGTAAAGTTCGAATCTATTATATCGCTCTCATTAATAACCTTGCAATTTTGTAGGGTTATTTTTTTTGGGTATGGTTTACTTAAAGATTTACATAAAGGTATTAAACTTTTGTCAATTGAATATAAGTATTTATATTTTGGTTTTGGTAAATATACATTTGGCTCTCTACCTAAAATTTTTCTTGCTGCTCCAATACTACCTCCCATTGATTTGTTATGTTTACCTTCTATAATTGGAGGGCTTTTAACTTCTCCTAAATAATACCAATTTGTTGCTTGATAAATTACACCTGTATGTCCTTGTTCTTGGTCTGCATAACTTACAATCAATTTAACAAGCGGCAAATCTTTTTTTATTAATTTAATTGATTTACCTAAAACTTCACTTGTTTTTGATTGTTTTCCATTTAATGCCATTCGCACAAATTCAATAACTTGACCTTGATTTAAGTTATATTGTTTACCTATTTGAGGACTTGCTCCAGTTCCAAATAAAGCCACCCCACACCACTCATTATTCTCATTAAAAACAGAATATCCAAACACATTAACTGGAATAGCTTTAGCATAGTGAAAATTTAAACAAGCATATTTTATTGCTTTATATGATGCAATTTCTAATCTCATATTTCTCCTGCACTTACTGAAAAATAAGCCCCTTTATATTTTCTATCTAAAAGTTCTTGTATATCAATTTCAGCTTTTTGTAATTGTTCTGGACTTTCAAATGTAATTTTCAAAGTAGCTGGTTTATTTTTTTGTTCTCCTATTAAATCATCATAACTAGGCTCTAAATCAAATATAGGTAAATCTAATCCCCAGTTTTCTAAATCATCAGTGTTCCATTCATTAGCTAATATATCCCAGTCCCATTCTCCACCAGATACATTGTCTTTAATTAAAAACTCTTTTTGTTGCTCTTCGGTTAAGTCTGTTATAATTATAGGCACTTCTTTTAATCCAGCTTCTTTGCAAGCTTTAAATCTCATATTACCGCCCAATATAATCATATCTTTATTAACTACGATAGGTCTAATGTTTAGCATTTCTGGGAAGTCTTTGACTGACTGAACTAACTTTTTAAACTTATCATCCTTTATCAATCTGGGATTATTCGGGTTTACTTTTACCTCTGTTATTTTTACTACTTGCATATCTTTAATTTTGATTCATTTTACTTTCAAATATTAACCATTCAGTTTTGCCTTCAAAAAATAGTATTCTAGCTATTATACTTTGTTGTACATTGTCTAATGTTTGTGGACTGGTCTGTAATGGCTTTATTCGCTCTTTCTTTATTATTGTTTTTATTGTATCTACTTTTACACCGCATACCTTTGCTAGTTCAGATAGTTTTAGATGCTTACCCATTATAGTTTACGCAGTTGGTTATTTGCTGTATTTTAGCTTTGTCGTTTATTTCTTCGATTCTTTTTAATAAACTATACTTCGGGTCAACCGTTTGCATTATCGTGTCTCTAATCGATTCTAAATGCTTTTTTCTTTTTCTTACCTCTGCAAATAGTTTCACGTTGTGTAATACTGTTGTATGATTCATTTGCTTTCCGAAAAAGTTAAAATGGTCACGTACATCATATAACGTCATTTTTAAATCTTTGTGCAGGATGAAACAAGCCATCGACCTTATATCGACTAGATCCTGCGTTCTTTTGTTTTCGTAAATATCAACTCCGCAAAGTTGGTTTATTGATTCTCCGATGTATTTTGCTTTATTCATTTGTTTTTAAAATAATGTTAATGTTGAATTTTTCTCTGAAACAAATGATTTATGATTTGATTCATTAATTTTAAAATAGCTTTCTTTTAATTCTATTGAAATTGATTTTCTATTCATTTTTATTGCAGAACAACCCTCGCTACCTATTCCACCAAATGGACTCAAAACAGTTTCTCCCTCGTTTGAATACAAATGTAATATTCTTTCAATAGTATCTAATTGCAAAGGGCAAATGTGTTTTTCATCATTTCCATCTCTGCCACTTCTATATTGTAAAGTTCTTGAATAATCAATATCCATCCAAACAGGACTAGCATATTTTTGCCATAAATCTACTGGTAAATAATCTCCTTTGCTACTATCTATATCTTGATGAGTTATTGGTGTTTCATTGTCTCCCTCATTTCTAAAAAAAAGAACGTAATCAGGAATACCTACTCTTGACATTATACTGTCTTTTTTAATTGTTTTATGAAGTAATCCTAATGCTTTTGTTCTTTGCATTTCAGTTACTGGATTTTTCCATAATGTAACTTTTGAATGATAAATAAATCCTTCTTTTTGAAACCAATCAATTAACATTCCAGAAAAATCACGTAATCCGATATATCCTTCTTTACCTTTTTGTATTGGCAAATCCATACAATGAATGGCACACATACGACCGCTTTTAAGAGTTCTTTTTAATTCAGGAATAAGAAACTTAAAATGTTTTTCAAACTCTTTATAATTAGATACATTTCCCATATCCTCCTCTTTATCTGAATACACATATAACTCTGCAAATGGAGGGCTAAATACAACTATATCTGCACAGTTATCAGGTAATTTTGCAGTTTCTTGTACGCAATCTCCATTTATTAAATGGTATTGATCTGTTTTTATTTCTTTATTCATAATTTTTACTTTTGATTTTGCTTTTTTATAATTAGTTTCTGCACTATACTTTGACATTTCTTTAATACGTTCAAAATGTTGTTTTTCTTTTTCTAAAATTGTATTTCTTACATTTACTTGACTTTCTGGAATAAGTATATGTACTGTTACTTTTCTTTTTTGTCCAAATCTATAACAACGTCTTACTGCCTGATAAAAAGCCTCAAATTTAAAATCATAACTCATAAAAATCATTTCATTACATTGTTGGTAGTTCATACCAAATGACGCGATAGAAGTCTTTGTAATTAAAGTTTTAAATTCATTATTTGCAAAACCATTTAAATACTTTGCTTTATATTCTGGACTGTCTGAACCTTGAACATTTACACTATTTTCAATTAATTTTCCTAATGTATCTGTTTCTGCATTTTTTAAACCCCATATAATTTTTTGATTATTATTTAAATTTACAAGTTCTAAAGTTTTTTCTATCCTTGCATCAAAAGAACGGTTTAAATCTTTATGTAAATCAGTTGCAGAAACTGCAACATCTCCAAATAAATTTTCGCTTAAATTATCAACTTTTATAATATGCTCTATATATTCAATTTCTGGCAAATTATATCCTTCACTGCAAAATCCTAAACTTGAAGGATTATCAATTGCCATTGACCATCCAGATACATATTTCCAAAAGTTATCCTGTGCGTGCTTTCTAAGTCTCCATTTAGAAGTTTCACCTCCATCGTGAACAAAAAACATCGCTAACATTTCTAAATAAGACATACCTCCTAAAAATTCAGAATGCTGTCCTAATTCCATATGATCGTTTGGAGATGGTGTAGCAGTGCAACAAAGTTTATAAGGTGTAGTTTTAAACGTTTCAATTATTAAACTTGATAATTTACCATCTCTGCCTTTTAAAATACTCGATTCATCCAAAACTACTCCTGAATAAATACTGCAATCTGTATTTTTTAATTGGTCATAATTAGTAATATCAAAATAATTTAAATCAATTCCAAACTTTAAAGCTTCGTTTTTAGTTTGTTCTACAATTGCTAAAGGTGCAAGTATTAATACTTTTTTATTTGTCTTTAAATAAACTTGCTTTGACCATTCTAATTGAGAAAATGTTTTTCCTAAACCGCAATCAAAAAAGAATGCAAACTTCCCTTTAAATAAAGCAGTTTTAATACCATATTTTTGAAAGTCTTTTAATAATGGATTTAATTCTTTTTCATTTATTTCAAATCCAGATTCAATAAATGTTTTTCTTTTTGTTTCTAAAAATTCTTGATAATTCATAATATTTGTTTTAGTGATTTAATTTTACTCTGTTTTTAGTTTTAATAATAATTTGCATTCTATAAACTTCTCACGTGCCTTGTGTTTGTATATCTTTTTAAATAGTTGAAATACTACTCTGATGTAACTTTGTTCGCTTAAACAGTCTTTAAATGCTTTCTGAACCCATTTAACTCCATAACCTTTGCAAAAGTTTACATTGTCCGAAGTATCGCCTATTATCATTTGTTCGTAAAAGTTGTATAGTGATTGCTCTTTCGATATATCATAATAGCATTGATGGCTCAAATGGTAATTGTAAATGATACAAGGTAACTGCTTATAATCTTTGTCGATTGAAACGATTATAACTTCGTCTCTTCCGAATGTATCGGTTAGGTTCTTCCAATATGTGGCAACTACGTCATCTGTTTCAACTCCGTATCCTGCTATTGAATTGTATGTTTCTTTTACGTGCTCCTGCAGTTCGTTTAAAATAGGTGGTATTTCTCTTCCTATCCTGTTTGCTTTGTAGCTTTTTGATATTTCTTTTCTAAAGTTACCACGTGCTCCAGCGAATGTTAATACTCGATCAACTTCGTGTATTTCTTCAATCGTGTTTACTATCGACATAAACACCTCATCAAACTTTAACCTTGCATTTTCAATAGTGTGATATTGTTCGTCGTCTGCGTGCTCTTTTTGCCTGTAGCAGCTTGACCATATTAGGCTGTCTGCATCTACTAAAACTATCACGGTATTAATCGGTTAATTTGTTCTTTTTCTTCATCTGAATAAAACTCTACAAATTCGTAGTACTCATCGTAAAATACTGAATACTTCAATTTTGGATGTACCATTTGCCATTTCTGTTTCATTGCGTTGGCTTCTTGCTCGTCTAGTAAAATTGTATGCGGGTAGCCTTCTTCTAGTAGTACCCATCTTTTATCTTGTATCATAATTTGTTTTTTAATGTTTTAGTCTTCGTCTTCGTTATTCCAATCTGCGTGTTCTCCACAAGCTCCACATATTCCTGTATCTTCTATCCATTCGGATGCTCCACAACAATCACTTTCCATCTTTATAAGTTTTAATATTAATTTTAGCTGTTTTCTTTTCGCTCTTAACGGGCTGTATATTGATTGATATATCAATGTGGGTTAATTCTTTGTCTCTTTGAAATACGGCTTTCATTTGCTCGTATATCTGTGTCCAGTCATCATAACTCATTTGATTATCATTTTAATTGATTCAATGTACTTGTAGTAAAGAGTTTTGCTTCTAAACCTTTCAAGTGCTTCAGCAAGTGTATAGGCTTGAATGATTGTTTCAATGTCTGTGGCTTCATCGTTTCGCTCTGCCCAATAGGTAACTAAAAATTCTTTCATTTGTTTTTGTTTTAGTGATTAATATTCTACAAAGATATAAATTAAATACTTATAAACAAATTTTTTATAAAGTATTTTTATTTATTATTACAGCTTGGCTTTCGGTTAGCATATAAACAGATTTGTTTACTTTGCTTTTGTTGCCTTGTGAGTAGGTTGTTGCTCCTGCTTGTACGTTGTTTTCTTCTGGTAGTTTTAGTTGGTCCAGAAAATAAAGATAATTTCCTTTGCTATCGAATACGTAATAGAACTTTAAACAGTCTTTGTGGCTCATTAGATGCTCGTATTTAAACCTTTCTAGTAGTTTGGTTGGATAGTATTCATTTCTTATTTTAATCTCTAAAATGCAGTTATATCCTTTCGGTGTTTTACCTTTTGCGTCGTAGTGTTCGTAATCACCGCCTGTCCATTCTAATTGCCAGCCATCAAGGTTAAGTAAATGAATTATGCCCTGCTCCCATTTGTGGGTCTGCTCAGTTGTCATAAACTACATTTAGACTATTTATCATTTCTTGAATACGTGTTGGGTTGCACTTGCAGGGATAGTCTAGTTTTAAATTAAAAGTACGTGAGTATATTTCGCTGATCATTCTGTACTCATCATTTTCAATGTAGTGTCTTTTTACTTCTCTGAACTTTGCCCACCAAGTTTTATCGTTCTTGTTCATTTTCTTTTAAATTTAAACTCGTTCATCTTTTCTTTTCGCTCGTCGCAGTTGCAGTTTGGGTTTATCTTTTTTACGATCCACTTTATACCAGACCATTTAAACACAAATTCTAAACGGTCACCCCAGCCTAACTCTGCCCAATATTCTTGGAACTCTTGCTTTCGTGTTTTCATTCGAATATCGCTATAAATGTAACGCCTGCCATTACGATTAGTAAAACGGTTATTATCCACGAAAATACTTCTATTAATATATCTCTTAAATTCATTTTGTTATGTTTTTAATTTCGGTTGCTACTTCATTCCAATAGTTGCAGATTTGTGCTTCATTGGCTTTTCTGCTTTTGTAAATTAAACCATTCACTACATTTTGAATGTAGTCAATAGGATATTTGTTTAATAAAATTATGGCTCTGTCTCTTGGCAAAAATTGCTCATTTAGATTGTACTTCATTTTTTATCTGTTCTTTTATGATTAATACTGTGTTTCTTAAACTCCAATAGGTGATGCCTACTTCTCGGCTCAATTCGCTGATTTGTATTTGCTCAACAAACACCTTTTGAAATATAAATTTAATGTAGGTTAGATTTGCTTTTTGCCTTGTGTAGTCTTCTATGCTTTCAAGTTCTGAATTAAGTCTATTTAACCAAACGTCCTTAGCATCGTTTTTAAGGTAGAAATCTACTTCGCTGTATTCTTTTATCTCTTCTGGAATATCAATGCTTAAATCGGTTGTTAAATGCTTTTTATTCTTTCGTAAGTCATCGGTGTACATATTTTTCAAAACCACATAAACAAAATAAAAATTAACCTGGTTTTCGTCAAACATTATATTGTTGTCCTTTCGTTGGCTGTAACTGTATATTTTTAAATACATATCCTGCACGTAGTCTTCGGCTATATCATTTGAACAACCAAATGATTTTACATAGTCTAACCATTGTTTGTGCTTTTTAGAAAGAACTTCAAGAATGTTTGTCATAAGAAATTAAGTTGTGATTCCTTTATTGTTTGCAGTATGCTTTTACCGTTTAATGCAAAGCCTACATTGTTGTACATTGCTGTTAATATTATCGGGTCGTC